AAGTTTGCAGGGCAACGATAGGGACGACTACGCACACCCTCGTGATGTTTGATAAGAGCGATAGCAGCTTTTGATACATTCACTTATTTCTTTTCCCAAGTTCTAGCTCCAAAATAGAAGCCAATAATAGAACCTACAATAGCCATTTCATCAGATGAAAATATAACGTCCATAGACTCCCGACTAAACCCTACAGTTTTTACAGCCCAAATAAATCCAGCTACATCAACAAATATAAGTAATCCTACAAAAGTGAAAGCAACAATAGGACGGACAGCTGCGTTAAGAGTTCTAATCCATGGGGCTGCATCGTGTACAAGTTTTGCATCATGTTCATAAAGTGCTTGTCTTTCTTGTGCGAATGTTTCTGCATAAGTACCCTCCAATTCAATTGCTGCTATTTTTTCTTGTGATTGAAAACCTTTTTGAGCCATAAGCATAGCTTGTTCGTTTTGCATTTTAGCCATTTCTCGTTCATGAGCTTGATCTCCTTTTTGTTGAAAGAACCCTAGGATACTTGGTAGGCCTGCAGTTGCAAAACCTAATATAGAGCTTAAAATACTAAACATTATTTACCCTTTCTTTGCATATCGTGTTCTTCTAAAATTCTAATACGTACATTAAGTTCGCCCATCTGGGCTCTTAGTTCTTCTTTTAACTTAGCTCTTGCTTCCGCTGATATAGGACTGTCTGTAGGTACACCCTGTTCTGTAATAAGATTAGGCATTTTAGATTTAATAGCAATCAAGTCTGACTGAATAGATGCCATAGATGTAAGTAGCCAAGCAATAGCCGAGACTATCACCGGAAACAACATACTTGTTATTTTTTCCATATTCATATTAACCCCCTAAACAATGTACCCAAGCGAGTAAGCAAAGTACAATTAAAACACTAATTAAAATTTTCATATTTAAATCCCCCAGCGTATTAATATTTTTTAAGCTTTAGCCCAATTTGCTGTAGGAACTGTAGTCCAAGTTATATTGCCTTCTACAGGATATACCGCATATTGACGCACAAAGTTACGATATTGGTCAAAAGCTAGTTTATTAGCTAGGTATGGATTACTTACTGCAGGGTCGCTTACACTAGAGATTTGTGTCCAGTCTGTATCTTGTAAAAGCTGTATAGCTGTTTGTTTGTTTTCGTCTGCCGTAGGAATAGGTGCAACATAAGATGCAATTTTACCATAAGTTCCAGCTAATAAAGCAGCATGTAATTCTTTACCATGAACTTCATCATCATCATCACTAGCAAGATAATCTTGCCATGTTTCATTGTTATCTATTTTAATTTGACATAATATTTTATTGTTATCAGGAAATAAATATTTAGGGTTTTGTACGTTAGTTATTTTCATTATGCTGTCCTTATCCATCCATATAAAGTAGGTTGTCCACTTGAACTTGTTGCATTATATTGTGTCCAAGTTCCTGTGTAACCTAAGCCATTTGGCGTTACGTTAAAGTTAGTGCAAATGTATGACCCAATTGCATTACCTGTTAAATATGATGCACCAGTAGCATTTATTCCTGATGCTCTAGTAGCTGTACCTGCGGTAAAAGATGCCGCCGTACCTGTAATGTTAGTTCCAACTAAAGCAGAAGGTGTCCCAAGATCTGGAGTTGATAGAGTCGGGCTCGTTGCCAATACTACTGCACCAGTCCCAGTAGAAGTAGTTGAACCTGTACCGCCATTAGCAACACCTAGTGTTGACACACTTGTCCATGCAGTGCCATTAGATTGTAAGAAGTTGCCAGATGCACCAGTTGCTGGTAAGTCAGATGTTAACCATGCTGAACCTGTGTAGGTCTCCGTTGCACCTATGGTTGTATTAAATCCCGCCTGACCCGCTACAGGGGTTGCTGGGCGTGTACCTGTTGTCCAGGTTGGGAAGGTTATTCCATCGGTTCCGTTAATGACTGCTGACATTTCTTACTCCTTTTTATTAATCAATTTTAGGCATCATGTTAATTACATCCCATATATATCTTTCAATAGGATTTATATAAACTAGGCCTGTTAACGCTTGTTTACGATATGCTAATTCTTCTGGGGTAAATACTTCTTCTGATAAATAAGATGGTGTATCTTCCGCAGACCACCAATTCTCTTTAGTATTATCAAATATAATTTTTGATTCTTGTTGCCCTGTGTCAAAATGATAAGTAGTTTGTACTTTATAGATTACTCTTGTATAGCCATCTACTTTAAATAATTTTTTTATAAGCCTAGGATATTTATTAATAATCTCATTAAACTTTTCTTCGCCTATAATATTTTTCCTAGCTTCTAAATCATCGTAAGTAAACACAAAACCTAGCCCATCAACTAAAATAGGAAATGCTGCTCCTATAGCTTGGGTTACATATTCATCAATAGAATTTTTATCAAACTTTATTTTTCCCTCAAATTCCCCTATATTATCTGCTACAAATACTTCTTTAGTTTGCTTATCTTCATGGTGGTTATAAATAATATTAAGCTCGTCATCATAATCTGCTTTAAATAAAAATCTATCATCTTCTATTTTATATTTTGTTGTAATCATATTAGCACCCTGATTGGGATCCATTAGTTGAGATAGCGCTCAATACCGCAGTAGTAGGGTTTGTCATAGTTAAACTATATTGTTCATAAATTGTGTTTCGATTACCATTACAACAATCTTTAGGATGTGTCCACACAGGAGTTGTAGCCGTTTGAACTACATTATTAGCCGGGGTATATCCAATAATATTTACAGATCCTACTGTTTGAGAAACACTTATTGTGTATGATCCTACCCCACCAGCGGCACCCCATTGATAACCAGTAATTGTTGTACCTGCCGTAATTCCAGTTCCACTAATAGTTTGTCCAACAGTTATAGTTCCATATGCAACAGCCGATACAGTTAAACTTGTACCTGAAATAGACCCTGTAAACGAAGTTGCAGCTCCAGTTAATACGATTGGTGTTGTACCACTCGTTGTATAGGTTGATCCACAATATGTTGTTGCAGATGAAATATTATAACTTAATGTAGTTCCATTACTAGTCCAGCTAAATATTGTAGGATTTCCATATGCATAAGCTAAGCCAAAATACTGAGTAATACTTCCAGACGGTGGAATATAGGATATAGGTCTATTAGTAAACCCAAAGTTTTTTATAGAAGCTACACCAGTTGAAATATTTAAAGGCATCTATAATCCTATTTAAATGCTGTTTGTGCGGCTAATATAATATATGTAGATGCAGCTGTTTTAACAATACTATAAGTATATACATCAATTCCACTAGTATTACCTGCTACAGGCGCTGCACCTTGCCATTTAGGTGTTACTGTTGTTCCATCAACTTGCACTACGTTATTATAATAAGCAGTGGCACCTTGAGTTACTAAAAAAGTTACAGTACGAGTTTCGCCTATAGACATAAGACTATTTAATGTAGTAGTACTGTTACCTCTAATATTTAAAGTCCAGTTAGCTGAAGCATTTGTAGTGTAGTATAAAACACTTTGCGTTAGAAGATCATAATTAATTGTGCCTGTAGCTGCGGTTGCAGATATTGTTGTCGTTTCACCTGCCGTAACTAAAGCATTAAATGTTGTAGCTCCTGTAGAAGCTAAAGTAGCGGTAGAAACTGCGGTTGTAGAAACTGTATTCTGTGAAACCCAAGTTGTTCCATTAGAGGTTAGTATATTACCAGTACTGCCTGGAGTTACTCCGCCTGTTGTAGTAAGCACTGTTCCGCTTGTTGCAGGTAATGTTAATACTGTTGTGCCCGCTACCGCTGGGGCGTCTAGTGTAATTGATCCCGATGTATTACCTGCTATGACTACTGAACTCATAATTTTATTCCTTTGTTAATCTTTAATATGAAATTAATACAAACCCGTTTCCGCCATCAGTACTAGAATTTGCTCCACCATTTGTACCTGTTGTAGATGTACCACCACTTGGAACTAGCGATTGACCATTAATACCTGAATAAGAACCGCCTCCACCACCAGATGCACCTGCTGCACCACCATAAGTAGAACCGCCTCCACCACCGCCGCCTGATGACGTATCTCCGCCTGGGTCAGGACCATTTTGCCCTGTTGAAGTTGTATTATAAGTAAATGGTGTTTGTTGCCCCCTACCAGGATTGCCTAAGTCACCACCACCACCTCCACCGCCACCACCAGCTACAATATAAGTAGACGCTGAAATTACAACAGAACTTGCTGCACCACCACCACCGCCCGAACCTGAATAGCCTGAAGGACCCGCATTACCCCCACGACCACCACTATATAAACCTCTTGGGTCTACACCTGCTGTTCCACCCGCTTTAGTAGTACCTCCATTGCCGTGTCCGCCTCCACCACCAACATAGGCAGTAATAACTTGTCCTGGAGTTACGGTTATAGCACTTTGAGTTACAACTTGACCAGGAAAACCTGCATAACCAGGACCTGCGCCATCGTCTCCACCACCGCCTCCACCAGCACCGCTAGCAGAAATTACTAAGGAAGTAACGCCCGCAGGAACAGTAAATGAATAAGATCCGGGTGAAGAATAAGTAATAATATTAGCATTTAATGGCGTAATAGACACAAATCCAGAACCGCCATTACCTGCGTAAGATCCTTGATTAGAACCTTTAGTATAATCTATATTAGCCCCTGTAGCGCCTGCACCTACAGTAATAGTAATTGTTTGTCCTGGAGATACCGCAAATACTGCGATACCTGTACCGCCACCTGAACCACCATAATTTGCTGGGCCATCATTTTGAAATCCTGCGCCCCCACCAGCACCAAAAGTAGGAGTAGCTGGTTTACTAAAACTTCCACCTTGCGCAGACCCAGATCCATAGTAAGAACTGCCGCCTGTACCGCCTGATTTATCACTGCCTGTTTGGTTTAAAGTAGTAGACGACGCACCAGTAATAGTTACTGTGCCACCCGTACCACTTGATAATCCTCCGCCTCCACCATTTGAAGTAATTGTCCAAGTACCGTTAGTTACAGTTGTATTTCCTCCAGCAGCTCCGTTAGATTGGCTCCAAGATCCTCCATTAAAGTAAGATGCTTGCCCTGCTCCTCCACCGCCTGTAGAAGCAATGCTTATTGATGTTACGGTTGCTGGTACTGTATATGTATAACTTCCCGCCGTGGTAAAAGTTGTAGGGCCTGTTGTATCTGGATAAAATTGTTTACCTACGCCGGCTTGATTAATTAACCCCGCAGTAACGGCTGTCCAAGTTCCTGCTTTTTTTACCCACAGTCGTTGTACTTGACTCCAAACACCACTTGCTTTTACATACAGTTTTGGCATTATGAAACTTGATACCAAATATCTCCATCATTACCACCAGACGGAGTTGAAGTTGAAATAGTTTTAGCTCCTGTTGAATTACTTCCTACAAAATAATTATATGCCGTTCCTGTGCCAGAACCTACTCCAGTAGCTACGAATGTTATACCTACAGTATTAGCCGAAGCGCCAATAGATGTAAATGAAGTTGTTCCTACAGAGGCAATAGTATAAACACTACCAATAACAAAACTACCCGCAGTTATAGCAGTGCCATAAATAGTAGTTCCTGAAATAGAACCGCCAGTAGTAGATAAGGTTCCAGTAGCAGATAAGTTACCTGTGACAGCTACACCAGTTGAAGACGCTGTTAAAACAGTGGTACCGTTAGATTGTAAGCTAATCTGTCCTGAAGTATCGCCTGATGTTTGTAATCCACCTACACCCGTTGTTAATGCATTTAATGTAACTGCCATGTAATTCTCCTAATTATAATACTAACCAACGGCTACCCGCCGGTATAGATACTGACGCGCCTGAAGCAACGGTCACTGGGCCTATTGATGAGGCATTATAGCCATTATTGATTGATTGACTGCCTGTAATTGTTTGAATGTTTTGCCAAAAGCCAATATCTGTTTTATTACCACCGCCTAGAGGGCCCCATAAAGATCCATCGTAACCTTCAAATTTACTTGTAGTATTATTAAATCTAACCATGCCTGCAGCCGGTGTACCTGGTTGTTGACCCGTTGTACCGTTAGGTAATGTAATAGATCCAGTTGCACTAAATATAGTATTGCTAGTAACAGTAGTCACAGCTAATGATGTAAACGCACCTGTAGTAGGGGTTGTAGCACCAATTGGTGTATTATTAATAGCACCAGCTGTAATTGCAGCTGTACCTGAAAAGTAGTTTAACGCATTAACTACGTTAACACCGGTACTAAATACTTGAGCTGTTACCCCGGCAGGAACTGTAAATGAACTACCTGTTGAGTTTTTAACAGCAACTGCGTCAGCTAAATTGTTTACAATAATGTAAAACTTCTTAATATCAGGCACAGTAAGGTTACGAGCCCCGCCTGAAGTACCTGTTAAGTTTAGTCTTAAGTTACGACCTGTTTGAGAAGAATTAGTATTAGTAAGGGTTAAAGTTACATCCGCGCTTGAGAAAGCAACATCGGCTGAGCCTGTAATCGCATCTTCAATTGCTGTGCCTAAATTGGTATTTGTAGTAGTTCCCCAGGTACCAGACTGGTCACCTGTACCAATAAGCTCTATTTTTAGGTTTGAATAGGTACTCGCCATAAAAAATCCTTAATTTTAATTAGTTGTATTATACCTTAACTACAAGGTTGTTTAGTATCAATTGTGTCCCAATTTGCAGTCTGTGAGTCATTTATGTCTGTCCATGCGCCAGCTGGTGTTGAAATTGTAGTCCAACTTGGTGTTTGAGCATCGTTGACACCCACCCATGCACCACCAGGTGTTGAAATTGCAGTCCAACTAGCTGATTGATTATCATCAATTTTAAACCAGCCGTTGTAACATATTATATCTAATAAACCAACATTCTCAAAGACTGCAGTTATATAATCAGTTTTAACGGAATTAAGATCAGCAGCATTAATGTTTTCAGTAACCAATCTTACAAAAGTAGCTTGTATAGATTCCACTGATGCCACTGTAAAGTTTTCAATTATAGAGTCTGTAAATACCAACCCTGCCTGTGTTACATCTTCTAATGTAGTAGCTTCAGTTACACTATTTATAAATTGTGCAACAACTGTTTTAAGATCGTCTATATTTACATTTTCAGTTTGTGATGCAGCAAACTGAGCTGAAATACTTTGATCTTCTGTTAACGTGTTATCTTCTATAATATTTTGACTATATGTAGCATATATATTTAATATGTCGGCTATACTACTGTTTTCAGTAATGTCAACTGCAATTACACCAGCTGGAACCCATATAATAATTATTACTCCTGATCGTCCAGAAGATCCAGAAGTTGCTACAGGAGTAGCGGATACACCACCACCACCTCCACCACCACCATACAATGAATTTGAATTAGCGCTTTGACCAGTTCCACCACCACCAGCTCCACCTGATCCTCCCCATAGCCCTACAATCATATTAGAAGAGTTTGCGGAGCTAGTAGAAGAAGCAGTGCCAAAACCACCAGCAAAGCCACCACCAAAAAATCCTGGAGTACCATTAGAATTAGTACCTACACCTCCTCCATAACCTGCTGCAAGATTACCTCCATCACCTCCTAAAGTAGTAGTTCCTATAGCGCCATTAGACCCACCGCTTGGGCCACCACCACCACCACCTCCAACAGCTGCTCCAGTATTAGAAATGCCATTTCCCCCATTAGCACCATTTCCAAACGGTCCAGCAGAGCCACCTCCGCCACCAGCAGAAGTTCCATTAGCTGATGTAGTTGTAATTCCCCCTGATCCGCCATTGCCACCAGAATAATTTAATATTCCTCCAGATGCTACACCCCCAGATCCTGGCGTAGTAGACAGTCCAGCAGATGTAATTCCTCCAGTTCCTCCTGTAATGGTTACTGTAGTATCCCAAAGTGTAGTGTCACCATTGCCTCCAGTAGAAGTGCCACCACCTGAAACACCATTCCCAGCCCCCCCATTAGACCCTATATCATAAGGCACAAGGTCTCCAGTCATATATGGTTGATTTATTAATTTAGCATACCCAGCCCCACCACCGCCAGCTCCTCCAGCACGATTAGTAGTCACAGTACCTATAGAACCGCCGCTTCCACCACCCGCTGATCCAAAGATATGTATTTCATTACTAGAAGTAAATCCTGATGGGACAGTCCATGATGAAGCTACTGTTGATGTAATTACCGTAAATGCTTGGGTTCCCGTTCCATAAGTCCAATTATTTGCATTTGTTCTTATATAACCATTAGTTACTGTTCCGTTAGAAGTATTAATTGTAACGCCATCAATAGAAGAATAATCTAAAGTAAAGGGGTTTATTACTGATAAAAACGCAGTGGTATTTGTAGTGGTTCTTATAGCACATAAATTTCCAGAAGTACCACCTAAAGATAAAGTTGTTGCTGTAATTGTTTCGGATTGAGTAATTTGTATTTTATAAAAAACAGTTTTAGTGCTGGTAATAGCATTAAATGTATTATTGCCGGTAAAATCAAGAGATAAAAAATTTGATGGGCTTCCCAACTGTAAATTATAATAAGTCAATCCACCTCCTTGAAAAGTATAATAGTCATGAGTTGATGGATTAGCAAGAACTATAGTAGATGTACCTGGATCAAGAGTCATATTTGTACTGTTTGATATGAACCACATAGAACTTACAATAAGAGCAACACCATTTAGTGTCCAAGTACCACTACCCATAAGTATAGTTCTTACATTAGAATTAGAACTAGAAAAAGTAGCAAAAGTTAAATTTTTGTTGTTAGCATCAAAAACTCCAGCAGTAACAGTTAAACCGCCGGTACAATATAAATCATCTGCTAATCTAAGAGTCCCCCCAGCAACTGTTCTACTTATAGTAAATAATTGTTTACTTGCGCTAGTAAGTATTGCTATGCCAGATGAATTACTAAAACTCATAGCACCAGTTGCTGTTACGCTCATACCAGACACAAGCGTTACATCTCCATAAACAAAAGAACTACCTGTTAGCCAAGTTCCCGTAAAACCAGTAAATAGTATGGTTTTAAAGTGGGCGCTTGCTGCAGCTGTTAATGTATATGTGCCTATTGTAATATTAAAATTAAATGCAGAAGACTCTGTAAAATTTGAAGCAGTAATAGTGCTTGCAATTGCGCTGTTATTTGATATATTTACTGTTGGGGTTCCTGTGTAAATAAGATTAGACCCCGACATATTAAACATACTAGCGCCTGAACCAGTAACAGTTATATTACCTGTGCCAAAAAGAATAGATCTGACATTAGAATTAGATGAGGAAAAAAGACCTGTAGATAATGTATTATTAGCAAGGTCTAAAGTTCCAGCAGTAAATGTAAAGGTTCTAGTAGAAGCAAGGGTTACATTACTGTTAAGTTGTAAGGTAGCACCTGGGTTATTTTGTGTTATTGGTCCAAGTGCTAGTCCAGCAGCTGACGTAATTACTTGAGTTCCTGAAGTAGCCCCAAAAGTCCAAACCGCAGTACTTGAAGTAAATGTCATTCCAGATACAAGGGTTAAAGACCCAAAAAAAGTACAAGTATTTATCCCATTAGACGCAGTGCCGGTATAACCTGTAAAATCTAGTGATCTAATTCTGTTAGTAGCACCTAATGCAACCGTACCGCCCCCTGCTGTTATATTAAAACTTATAGAGTTTGCTTCTGTAACAGTGGTGGTATTAATAGTTCTAGTACCGGTTGTTCCAGAGTATATAGATTCTATAAGGGGGGTACCTGTAACAGAATAGGTAGTAGCGCCTGTAAAAATAGTAGTGGCATTACCAGACAGTTGAATTTTATTAGTGCTAAATGCTAGGGTGCCTGTAAACCCCGTCATAGTAAGAGTTAAAGCTTGAGCAGTAATACCTATAGTAACTATATTAGCGCCAGATGCAGCGGTAAAAAATACATCATCAGCGGCGGTAGGAACAGCTTGGCCGCCTGCGCCACCAGAAGTTAAAGCCCATTTAGTACCTGCTGTGTTATCCCAAGTAGCAGCTCCGCCTACCCAATATCTAGCTGCCATTAGTTATGTCCTCTATAGGTGTGATAATACTGTCGTTATTGTAAAGATTAGGATCCATATAAGTATGGTTTATATTATCGTAAAAATTAGGATAACTATAAGTATTGTTTATGCTGATAGGAAAATTATCTGGTACTAAAACTAAGAATGTGTCTGTGAATGGCCATGGATCAGAGGGATCAGCCATTACAATATTTTCTACTACATTTGTTTCTCTGTTGATAACAGCACTTTTCATGATTAGATATGAATTAGACCCATATTTTAGTATAGGCCTAATATCTTATTATGATGTTGCTGTTGTTGAATATGTAACTGCTAGTGTATCGCCAGCTGTAACCGTTTTAGAAACAGCAAAATTACCTTCAGAATATAATGTGCCAGCTGTAGAACTTTGAGTACTTACAGCACCTGTACCTGTTACAAGGAAGCAACCATAAACTGTACCGCCTGCACCTGTAATAGTGTAAGTAATAGATGAAGCTGCTGAAGTTGTAACGTTAGTTGGTGTAGTGCCTGAAGAAGTAGCTGATGCAAATACTGCTGTGCCACGCACTGCTGAACCACCTACAGTATAATTAACATATTCAGTCCATGTTTTAGATGTCATAGTATCAGCTGCAGCAAATGTAGTGCTATTACCAATAAGACCTAAGAATGGCCCTACAGTTGTATATGTGCCTGATGTTCTCAATAATGTATCAAGCATTAATTGTTTACCTACAGCAACAACTAAATTAGGAAACTCTTCTTCCCATTTAACATTACCGTTTTTATCTTTACATAGTACATAGTAGTGTCCTGCAACTCCCATGTCTTCTGCTGAGATAGTATTTGTATTAAGTGTAGCAATAGCTGAATCGCCAAAGCCGCCTGTTTCTTTAATCATATATTTCTCCTTATGAAATCCGTAAAACAGCAGTGGTCGACGATGCCGTTGGAAACGTAATTGTAAATGTAGATGTAGCCGTTTTTGTACCACCAAAATTTAATACTGCAACCGCAGCATTTGTAGTGCTATTATATATTAACGCACCACCGGTTGCAAAACTAGCAGGACTCCAAGTAACATCGTTAAACGAAACATAAGCTGTATTATTAGATGTATCACTTCCTAGTCCAGACGCTGTTAACGTTATGCCCCCCGCTGTGTAGCCTGTACCTGTTACTTCGTTTGTTGTTGTATACACAGTTGTAGCTGAATTTAAATCTGCACTACCATTATACAAAGCAATCTTATAAGTGTATGGTGAACCCGCGTTAAAGTTTTCTAAACCTTTTAATAGATTTAGTTTAAATGCTGTTGTCTGTGTTTGTGATATAGCCATTATTTAACTGGGTATCTAACCTGCCCACTCCTATATGCGTCCTGTCTATCTTTACCATCTGAAAGTTGTTTCAACAATATCATAGCTTCGTCGTATCGGGCTTTATAAGTATTCATTACATCCGCTTCACCTTTCATGTAGGTATACGCTTCTAACAATGATCCATAAAGCAACGCAGAACTAAAATTATTCCCTAACCAAGTAGTACTGGCAGTAACAATAGATGTAGGATAATAAAAATAATGAAGTTCAACTGCATAGTTACTATTTGGTGTTGGTCCTACTATAAACGCTGAGTTATCAAATACTGCATAGTATTCAGGTACTCCATAAAAGTCTGAGTCAGTATCAGGAAAAGATTGCCTAATAAAGTTCACATCTTTATTTAAAAGATACAAATATTCATTACTAGCATTAATTACTGCCAAGCTAAACGTAGCTAACCAATCAGTTGGCATAGCTAAATATTTATTTCCTGAAGTCATTGTACCTGTTACGTTTTTGCGTAGCGCAGGAAGTTGTACTGAGTTGTATATACGTTGTTCTGCTTGTTGTATAAACGTGTTTATATCAACTGTTTGAAACTGATTTTCAGTATAACTTTGTATCTCAGCGACTAACTCAGAGTAATTCATTACGCCATTGGGCCTCTAGCTTTTGTACCTTTAGTAGCTGCACCGCAACCACGAATAGTGATGCCATCAGTTTTAACATCGTCTCGAGCAGGATCACCCATACTAACGCGTTGTCTAGCTGTTTTAAAATTAAGCTCAGTAGCACTTAGTTTATTAGGATCTTGAGAAACTTGAATATCTAAACTATTTGGGTTAGGCTCTGGTTGTTTATATTCTGCCATGATTATTATCCTTTTTTCTGTGCTGCAATTTTAGCTAAACCGCGACCCATTTTTTTCATGTCAGCATTAGTTTTACCGCCTTTGCTACCACTAGATTTTGGACCTTTTTGTATTCCTACTTTAGCGCCGTCGTTAGGAAAAACTTTAACATCTGTTTTACCTTTTTTAACAACGCCGTCTGCTGCTGATTTATATGCCATTTTGATACTCCTTATGTTGTTGTTACTGTTACTGATGATACTTCGCCGGTTGCTACTAAATAATTAGGTGTTAGTACCGCATCAAACGAACTTGCACCCCCTACAGGTAACCAACCCCATTGGATAACGCGGCTACCCATTGTAGGAATCCCTGTATCATCTGTAGCTGTGCCTGTTTGTTCCGTTAATTGCAATCCATTTAGTCCCGCTGTGTAATAGCCTAAATCAGGTCTTGGATTACGCACTGCTTGCGGATCGTTAACTGGGTAAAGACCTAGTGATAATTGGGGTTGATCCGGTTCCCAACATTCTGGGCATACAAGTATATTAACATTTTTGGTCTTAATAACCAATCTTTTAAGTTGTTTTAACTTATATCTAAACCCACAGCGATCACACTGTGCAATCGAATTCTTGGCACTAGCGTATTTAATTGGCATTTAATTATCCGTGATAAAACATTTCACGAGGTACAAATCTTATACTCGCTTTTTCTCTATCTTCGTCAGCTGCTAATTGGAACGCTTCTTCATAGGCTGCTTTTAACATCTCAATTCTCATCTCAGCACCTGGTATTTTGAGACTTAAATAATAAGCTAAGCCTGCTACCATGCACGGAATAAATCTAAACGGAATATCTTCTACAGTTACACCGTTACCCGCGTCTTGAATACGTCTTAATCTGTAATACACAAACTGATAAAAATTACTTTGGTCCGGTGCTGGCCATACATTGACTGTAGGTAAGTTCTGTACATAAATTTTAGAAGCTGTGATGTGTGTTGCTGCAGTTGTATTATTAGCTCCGCGTATGCAATCAATTAAGTCATTACCACTAATACCACCGTACTGAATCGTTTCATTGTCCACTTTAACAAAACCAAACTGCGCTAAACCTACTATAGAACTTAATGTAATCGTAGTTTCTGTAGCATCTAACGCTTCAGCTGTAAGTATTGTAGTAGGGTTCTCTTGTCCGCTTTGTCTATTGATCCATAATTGGATAGGACGACCTGTAGCGTTTTTATTAGGTATCGTTATGTACGTTGATTCACTAATACGGTTGATATTAATGTCTTGTTGGTTTTGTCCTGTTCCAGTACGCGTCACCATGTCAAGAAGATCCACTGTGTCTACAGGAAGTGGATACATAATACGACCTTGTTCTAAATTGATTTGACCTGGTTCTACAGTCCACAAGTTAATACCCCGATTAGCCCATTCAGCCGTCATAATATTAAGTGAACGACGTGCAGTTCTTAAGTCATACCCAGTACGTAACTCTTGGCCACAACGTTCGAACGCATCTTCAACGAGATTGTTTAAATCTAAATTAAAGGTACTTGTACCCGAGGTTCTATCAACCATTATTTTTTACCTTTAGGAAATCCGGCTTTCATGTTTGCGTATGCTTTAGGGTCAATTGTAGACTCTGATTTGTCTCGTGATATGCCTTTTTTCTTTCTAGCATTCATATTTGCATACAGACCTACAGGTCCGCCTTCTTTATACTGCGTAAAGTCTGTGTCATCACGACGTGCTTTCTTTTTACCTTTAGGCATTTTATTAGGCATCATGGCGCCCATACCGCGTGAGGGTCTCATTAGCAGATTCTACCTTTGGTTTTGCCTTTTACAGCAATACCATCAGCACGAGCTGAAGCTGAACCACCTTTAGACATACATTTAACTTTACCGCCTTTTTTCTTAGCTACAGGGTTTAAGTCAGTTAGCTTGTCTTTTTTAGATGGGCCTAATTTTAGTTCAATACCTTTAGACATATTTTCATTATCCATACCAAGTTTTTCTCTTACGAGTTTTCTAGCTTCGGCGGCAGGATTCCAGTCCGCTTTATCAGCTTCGAGAGCTGAATCGTATCTTTCTTTAGCAGTTGAATCTTTATATGATTTAGCCATGATTACACCATCTTTCCACGAGTTTTACCGCGTACTTCGATACCACCACCGCGGCAATATTTTTTAACTTTACCACC